TGGTATGCGCGATTTGTGGATTAGCAGATCGAATACCGCGATCGCAGGTTGCGAGAAGTGAAAATCGCGTGGCTAGATCAATGCTATGCGGTGAGCATGGTTGAGAGGTTGGACAGGACTTGGTACAAACAAACAATGGATGAATATTATGAGTAACGACAATCTACAGCAAAAGTGCGAGGCATTACAGCACAGCCTCACTCAAGCCTTGGATGAGTGTGATGAGTTGAGAGCAGAGCTTGAATCTCTTAAAGCAAATGTTGCCGATCTGCAAAGCGATCTTGATACTGCCAGAAACGATCTGACTGTTGCTGATGCTGCGATTGAAGAAGCCGAATCTCATCTAGTCAATATTGCCTCACGACTTGGTGTTCCTTACGATCCTGCTATCGACAAGAGTTATCCAATAGACAAAGTTTGTAGCTCAATCGGTTATATATTGCAAGGAAAAGAGCGGATCATGGCTGTGATGGAAACTGAGATCGAATCATTAGCGCAGTTAGAAGACATGATTTCTGAGCTAAAGGCTTGCCGTCGTGAGTATCTTGGACAGATCCAAATCCTACAAGAAAAACTCACACGTGCCGACAGCGATCGCCTATCAGAGCTAACAAGCATAATGCGTATGGTGCAAGCTTGTGGGTCAGTGCCGATCCAGAATTGGAGCGGCGCTTTGCGTCTGATTGAGCGCGTGATTTATGCCCAGATTTACAAGCTCGATCCTAGCCAGTCTCTTTAACCTTTAAAGCTCTACGCAGTTCTAAAAAAGCTGCGGAAAACTCTTCTTTTAGTTGCGTGTTGTAGAGCTTTTGATTTTTCTCGATCCTATCCAATCGATCATCAAGCAAATCCAAAGCGCCGCGAAATTCAGCAGCGTAAACCTCAATTACCGAAGCGGTTTCAGTAGGGATGGTAGCGATCGCTTGCTCCAAAGCTTGAACTGCTTCAGTATTGTGCCTAGTAGCGTTGATTAAATCCTCGTGAGCTTTGTTTACCGATTCGTTAGCCCTTGCCAGTGACTGCAAACTTTGAGCGTTAGCCGATGAAGTTTGGATTGCATCTGACACTAGATGCAACAAGTCTTTTGTGATCTCTGTAGTGGTATCCATCCCCCTTGCCGCGAGGCGGGATACAGTATCGGATAGCCCTTGATTAATATCAATTTCTGCCTCTAGTTCTTGCCCTTTGCGGTTTTCGGCTTGCAATACTTTGCTGGTTTGCGATCCTGACCATTGTTTCCCCACATCTTTCCAGTCTACAAGTCCTGATAATTTTGTCAAAAGTACAGACAAAACAACTAGTCCAGTCCCTACCGCCCCTGTCCCTAAATTTATAGGTACTTCGTTACTATATGAGCTATTTGGCGTAGACTGCGACTGTGTAGCGGGAGCTACAGCGATATAAGATTTCATTATTGAAACAGGGAGAAAGTATTAGAATGATTATGACACTTTTTCAAGGAATTTCAAATGAACTCTACACAATGGCTAACTGTTTTGGGTGTTGTCGCTGGTGCGTCTGAGCTAGCGATCTCGAAAAATATCTATCCTGAATATGCATCATGGGCTTTTGGCTTAAGCATTATCGGGATGGGTGCGCTAGGTAAAGGAGTGGAGAAAAAATAGTAACAAAAAAAGCACTCTGAGTTAGAGCGCTTTTTTTGTTAACTAATCTTGCTTGTATAAGTCCCGATCGCTGAATGTATCGGGAAAGTACAGGTTACTGACTCACCAATCAACACCTCTTTTGTGCCTTGGTTGTAGGCTGTGCGAATATCCCCATTTGCAAGCTGTACTTTATTGCCTCCCAAATAAGTCGCACTCGCATTTCGTTGCGCGTCATCAATTGTCAACTTTCGGTTAATAGCTAAAACTGAATCCGTAAATGCTGTTGATAGTAAGTTTTCTATGTTCATAATACAAACCAATCCTCACCTTGTTTTCGCCATTTCCACGCCCATTCTACAGTAGTTAGCCCAATTGCAGCACAGCTAACAGTTGCGTCTCCTTCACCTATTGTATTGATTGTATTTAGAGAGATATCGAATTGAGCAACACCAACGCCCAAACCGTTATCTACTGCTACAACTGATGCCATAGGATGGAAATCAACAAGATCGCCACCGTTTATACCTGCAACACCTTGCAGCTCATAAGTCGCGCCTATTTCTATTAATAACCCGTTTAGATCTATAGAATCGCATCTTGGAGTAAGAGCATAGCCATCTTGGCAGTTAAGCTCAACTTTCCAAACCGTATAAGGAGGATCTGCCAAAAAGGATATATAGCCTGTTAGATCGCCCGAAGGGAAAGATGTTGATACAATCGCGCTGTAATCTCCTGCGGTGGACTCCCCCCCCGCAGCCTGATACCTGATAACGGCTGGATTAGAATTAAGGAATCCATAGCCAAACCCACTAGACCCAAAGATCGGGTTAGAAAAGCTTAAATTTTCCTCCCCGCCATCAAGCTGGACAAAGAGCCGATCGTCGTTGAAAAATACTGTCGTTTCGGAGTTCTCTGGGAATATTGGATTTGCAGGGACAGCCAATTGAGCCGCCCCAATAAAGCTTTTCTTATCTGCTTTCCCCAATCCGCCTTGCACGGCTGTGTAATCGACAATCTCGCCCTGCCCATAGTACAAATTAGGCATAAACTCAGCAGGGGCACTGTCTCCGCCTAATGCTTTAATTTTGCCATCGGCTCCAATTGTGGCAAGCTGCGGCGCATTTTTGAATAAGCGATCGCGGATAGCGCGAGACTGAGAGTCATAAGTCATGCTTTTTTCAAGCTGCAATCTTACTTTTTGAGCAGGGGTGAGATTGTCCATTACACAGGAGCGGCATAGGTAAAGGTATTTACAGACAGAGACCCGCCACTAACTAAAGTAGTGGTATTCAAAATGCAAGAAGCACCCGATCCTGCGACTCCAACATTGCCTTGGAATATCACAACGTCATCGGAATCAGTAGCAGAAAAAGCTAATGCTGTACCGTTTGCTGATGCTGTAATTGGGGTGATTGTATCAGCTATGGCTTGCCCTGATGAAGCAGCTCCAAAAGCAGGATCGGCTAGGGTAAAAGTTGCAAGTAAAGTAGTTAAGCCAATATCAGAATAAATCTTTAATTTACCTGCGCCCGATCCTTGGTCTAAGGCATCTACGGTGTAGTTACAAAGCCCATTTCTAATTGTTGTGCTGTGAGTAATTCCCATAATTTTAAGGTGTGAAAGTACTAGAAATAATTACTGTAGCTGGTTCGCATTGTGCGGCAACTGTTGCGGATACATTAACTCCAATATCAATCGCTGCCGTCGCTGGTTCTGATTGAGCAAATACCACGTTAAAGGTAATATTTGCAGCGATCGCGACTGTCGCTGGTTCTGATTGTGCAATGCATCGAATAGAGTTAGTCACCATCATAGGTCTATAAACCGTTGACGGTGTAGCAGCAGGGCTAGTGCTAATCACATCGCACATAAACCCGATAGATCGCTTTGTCAAATCTTGACTAAATGCGATCGCATCGGCTAAACATCGATACAAAATTCCTTTAAAAATAATATCGATCCTGCATCGAGGGCGCAAATTTAAGAGAGCATCGGTCAAAGCCGTGACCATAAATCTGCATTGTTTGCGCCCATTGATTAGCACGATTTCTAATTGTCCATATTCCAGAGCGTGAGCATCACTGGTTAGCCAATCTACTAAGAGAGGTTGTCGTTTTTCTTTACTTGGCACTCCGCCCAAAGGTATCGCGTTTACTGTTGCTGTTACCTCTCTATTTTTAGTTTTTGCTTTCTCACTATATGTAATTGATGGTGGTCTGGTCGAGCCATCATTAGCAGTTTTTGGAGTGCGAGTTGCTCCTACAAAGTTGCTAGGTAAGCGATCGTTACCAGTGGTAAATGCTGAATAAGTTACCCCGTTGCAAGTAATCGAGCGAGCGATCGAACCAGATACACCATCAAAATTAGTGCCAAAAGTTTCAACAAATTTGATTTGACTCCAATATGGCAAATTAGGAGAATACTGGATAGTCTCACGGCTAAAACTGTATAAAGTTGCAAGAGTGCCTGATGTAGGGATAACGCCCGTATATACGGTTGTGATTATGTTTGAGGGATAGCCATCAGCATGGTAGACATAATCGATAATTGTGCGCTCAATCTCAAAAAATGGCGTAGTTGCTGCCCCCGTAACGCCATCAATTAACCTTTGGTATTTGCGTGTAATTTTCTGGGATAAACGATTTAAATCATCAAAGTTGGTCAAGTCTTCTTTGATATTTGTGGCGACAAGTGGGCTGACAACCATTTCAGCAAGTCCACCAACAATCGCAACAGAAACCAAGCCACGCTCTTCAACCTCGACGGAATAATTCTCACTAGTAATATTTAAAGTATTTTGGCTTATCAAAAGTACGGTGCGTTTAGAGCTGCCAATCACGCCATATTCTGCATATTGCGGAGTAATTACCAAGATCGGATAATCGCCACTGTCAGGCTCTTGAACTACATCAGCAATCGTTAATTCGGTGACAGTAGGAATAGAAGAGCCATCAACGGGATCAAAGCTAGCCTCATCAGAACCGATTGTGAGAGTGGCGATCGCAGTTGCAGCAATATCAATAGGTGAGGCAATTACCGTACCTGATGCATTGCAATAGAGTACATGGCGATCGGCTCCTACTAAGTCCCCCGCAAACTTGATAGGCGACCCGCCCGTTTTTTGGATTGGTGTATTAAATGGGTATCCAAGGGATGGAATTGAGTGCGAAGTAATTCCCGCATTTTCAAGAACTCTGACCACAATTTCATCGCGATCGGTATTAGTACCAATCGTTACTCCACTTACATCGCTATCGGCTGTGCGCTGTGATTGATACGCAAGGATATCACCAACATCTATCTGTAATATTCCCTCGTTAAAGCCTATATTTGGTGGTGAGGGCTCCTTAAGAATAAAGCCACTGAAATAATTAACGAGCGTTCCTGACTCATTGGCAGTTTGAAAAACCACAGGCGATTCTACAGCCCAATTAGCAGCCACCACAGGATCGCCAATAGTTATAAATTCGTTGTATCTGAGAGGGTTAAAAGTTAGCTCAATCGAGCCTGTTCTTGGTGCGTCTCTACGCTCTAATGTTGATGGTTGCGAGAGGGTGATAGATGCGAGTTCCGATGTGCGATCTACCCCTGCGATTGTAAGAGAAAATGATCTAGAGCTTAGATTTGTTGTCATTAGATCTTGACCCTCGTATCTTGCAAAACCATAGATACAGCCCTGACCTTGATCGGGGCATATTTCGCAGACGTATATTCTTTCCCAAAATCAGGAGGCGCAACCCAATCAGCTAAGAATCGCGCAAAATAATAAACGCCGCCATTAGCTTCGCGGGGCGAAGTCCCACTCACTTCTGATCGCGTTTTGGTTAATGCCGTTGCGCCTCTCTCTGCAACTTCCTCTGATTCGTCATCAAGCCTTACAAATAGTTGAGGCTGCAATATCGAGTTGCTGCCTGTCGTTGTGATATCGATCGCAGGTCCGCCCGCCGTCAGCGATAATTTAAAACTATTAGTAGCTCGCTCGACTATCCAATAATCACGGGTAGACACTAGGGGCGCTGGTAAACTTCCAGTTGTAGAGAGCGTGACCACATCACCATTTTGATATGGATGTCCCGTTGCTGAAAATACGTTACTGGTCACATTGACATCAACGGCGATCACTGGTCTAGGATTGCGCCTTAGATAGTCCAAAATCTCCCAAATCATTGAGAGCCTGTCAAAATCTTCCAGGTAAACATCGGCAAGAATATTCCACAGGTAAGGCAACTCGAAACTTGTACCAGACTTGATCAGGTTGCCATTAGCTGAGTAACCACTCTCTGTTACAAAAGTGCGGCGCGATCGCGGTTTATCCGCCCCCTTCCAATTGCGAAAAGTGACAGATAGATCGGCGTATGTTAGTTTAATTTCATAGCAAGCCATAGCGGCTTAAAATAAAGCAAAGCGATAATTTCGGCAAATGCTTAAATTTATTAAAGATAAAGCTGATGGCTAGAAGTAAGACTGATTGGGATGCGATCGCTAGAGAGTACATTGAAGCGAGATCGGACAATGTAAGACCAAAGTTAAAAACACTCTCAGATAAATACGGGGTATCGTTTGCGGCTATTCAAAAAAAATGCCAAAGAGATCAATGGGTAGAAAAAAGTCGGATGTATGTCCGTACTTTGTCGCAAGAAATTAGGGAGAATAGCGCGATACTTTTGGCTGACTCGCTAGCTAGTTCGCAAGTAGAATTTGATAGTGAGTGTCTAAATGTTGCCAGAAAATTAATTAAGCAAGTCTCGCGATCGCTAACCATATCTGAGCAAAAACAAGAAGGGGATGACGATCAGCATCTTAGACCGTCCGACTTAACCCATTACTCAAATACACTTGCCACGGCTCAAAGAGTAGGTAGAATTGCGTTAGGTGCAGATCAGCTAGATGACGAAACCATGATGGATAGCTTGAAGCGTAAGGGGTATCTTGTAATTGATCCAACAGACTCAACAGAGGACTAAGCTAAGTCCGAAAGCTAAAATACAACTCAAAAAAAATAAGGCGATTCAGCAAAGCTTATCGATTGCCCAAATTATTGCTGAGTTGCCCAAACCTTTCGCTAATACAAATCAAGAATTTGCTTATTATCATCCTGCTGATGAGCTTTTCTATGGCGGTAAGGCGGGGGTAGGTAAGAGCTTTTTAATTTTATTGTTGGCTGCTGAGTCAAAATCTTCATTGATTTTGCGCCGTCAATTCCCACGAACTAGAGCTTTAATCGAAGAGTCACGCGCATTATTTGCGAGAGGGGGCGATCATAGTCGAGATAGTTTTAATGAGTCGCTTCACTTATGGCGGCTACATAGCGGGACTACTATCGAATTTGGGGCGTTACAGTTTGAACATGACAAGCAGAAATACCAAGGGCAAGCGCACGCCTGTAAGTTTTGGGATGAGATCACCGAATTTACTGAATCGCAGTATAGGTATGTGAATATTTGGAACAGACACCCCGATCCAAAAGTGAGATGCAGAATCATGGTAACTGGCAATCCACCGACTACGGTTGACGGTGAATGGGTGATGGACTATTGGGGCGCATTTGTTGATCCAGATCATGAAGATCCAGCCGAGGAAGGGAGTTTAGTTTGGTATGTGCGGGTAAAGGTAGGGGAAGAAGATCAGGATGTAGAGATACCAAATAGCCGTGTATCGTGCGCCGAAGTTCGCGAATATATCAAGCGTGGTGAAATGCCCCCGCGCCCAAAATATCATCATGTTTTGCCCAGTGGCGAAGTAAAAATATTAGAAGGGCGATCGCGATCGTTCCTAGCTGGATCGCTAGAAGATAATAAAATCATGATGGATAAAGGCTACGACAAATTGTTAGATGCTTTGCCCGAATTTGAAAGAGTGCGATTCCGAGAGGGCTTATTCCAGCGAGTAACCGAATCTACCGATCTGCAAGTAATTCCCACCGCTTGGATCGTTGCTGCAATGGATCGCTGGATCGCCTACATGGGGACAAAATCGCTCGACTATGGCAACGCTCTCACCATCTACCGTACCAAGAATCAAAGCCCAAATATGTCAGCAATGGGAGTAGACCCATCGAGGGGCGGTG